AGAAGCTGCGTGTAATACAGCATTGCAGTTGTCTGAGCATGGATTAGAAATAAAACCTGACGGCGACGATGAACTTATTACGTCTACAATTGTCGCTGCGTATGCAGAAGATCCAGAAAAAGTAAGCAAGACGGCTACTAATAAACGTATAGCTAAGATGACCCCTGCTTCGTTAATCATGACGAACAACATCTTGCAGGAGTTTGGTTCCCAGGTAGCTGAAAGCGCAGTGCAGATACGGCACTTAGTCACGAACAAGCTGCTGTTAGAGTCAGAACACCCCGATGCCAAGATACGGATACGTGCATTGGAGCTACTGGGTAAGATTTCAGACGTAGGGCTGTTCGCTGAGAAGTCGGAAGTGACGGTAACACACCAGTCGACCGATGATTTGCGGGCTAAGCTGCGTTCAAAGCTAGAAAAACTAGTCAATCCGCCCGTCGAAGCAGAAGATGCTATTATTTTAGATGGTGAAGAGATCGATGTGGATGTAGAGTTGGGGCTTAAGAAGGCTGAACCGTACGATGACGACGCCTAACACGCAGCTTGACTTTACTGAAGCAGAAATTCAGGTCATGTTGACCAATCTGGAACATTATACGCCAGAAGAAGTTGCGGAGATTGATAAACTAGTAGATGAATTATCGAATCGTAAGGAGAACGAGAAGGCTTATAACGATTTGATTGCGTTTTGTAAACGCATGCAGCCTGACTATAAGGTGGGCAGGCACCACCGACGCCTCGCAGATATGCTTATGGCTATTGAACGAGGGGAAAAAGACAGGATATGCGTTAACATCCCGCCCCGCCACGGAAAATCACAATTAGTGTCTATTATGTTTCCGGCGTGGTTCTTGGGGCGGAACCCTAACAAGAAGGTCATGATGGTGTCACACACTACGGACCTTGCAGTGGACTTCGGTAGGAAGGTAAGGAACCTAATTAATACAGATGAGTACAGGTCTATCTTCCCTACTGTGTCGCTTGCGGTTGACTCTAAGTCGGCTGGCCGCTGGAATACAAACATGGGTGGTGAATACTACGCGTGTGGTATTGGTTCCTCGATTGCAGGACGGGGCGCGGACTTACTTTTGGTTGACGATCCTCACTCAGAACAGGATGTAATCAACGGTAACTTCGAGGTGTTCGAGAAGGCGTACGAGTGGTTCACGTTCGGTGCACGTACTCGTTTGATGCCGGGTGGCCGCGTAGCGATTATTCAGACCCGCTGGCACATGGACGATCTGACTGGGCGTGTGACGCGGGATATGTCACATAATGAAAGGGCGGACCAGTACGAGATTGTAGAGTTTCCTGCGATATTAGATACGCAGGACAAAGAGGGCACGCCTGTACAAAAACCGCTATGGCCTGAATTTTTTGACTTGAACGCACTGCTACGTACTAAGGCATCCATGCCTGCGTTTCAGTGGAATGCCCAGTATCAGCAAGAACCCACAGCTGAAGAAGCGTCGATCATTAAGCGGGAATGGTGGCAAGAATGGGAGCGAGAAAGTCCGCCGCGTTGCGAATACATTATTATGTCACTAGATGCTGCTGCAGAAAAACATAATCGTGCAGACTTTACAGCGCTAACGACGTGGGGTGTATTCCTTAATGAGCAAACAGATGCGTATAATATCATACTGCTGAACAGTATTAAGCAACGGCTAGAGTTTCCTGAGCTGAAAGACTTAGCGATGGAAGAATACCGCGAGTGGGATCCCGATGCGTTTATCGTTGAAAAGAAAAGTGCAGGAACGGCCCTCTACCAAGAGATGCGTAGGATGGGTTTGCCGGTGTCTGAGTACACACCGCACAGAGGCTCGGGGGATAAACTAGCTAGACTGAATTCGGTGTCGGATATTGTTGCGTCGGGGCTGGTATGGACACCGCAGACACGGTGGGCAGAAGAGGTTATTGAAGAGATTGCCGGTTTTCCTTTTATGAGCCATGATGATTTGGTGGATTCTACGGTCATGGCATTGATGCGATTTAGGCAAGGCGGGTTTATACGTCTGCCAAGTGACGAACCGGAAGAACAAAGGTATTTCAAGGCCCGCAGAGGCGGGTACTACTAAGAGGCTAAGTTATGGCTATCGAGAAGGGATTATACGCAGCTCCAGAAGGTCTAGACGATGAGATGGAGATGGAGCTTGGCGAGGAAATGCCAGAAGCCGAGCTAGAGATTGAAGTAGTTAATCCTGAAATGGTTGTGCTGGATGATGGTAGCGTTGAAGTTACGATCATACCGGATGCGAATATTGCTGACTTAATGTCGTTTGATGCGAACTTAGCCGAGGCGTTAGAAGAAAACGATCTAAACGATCTTGCTGGGGACATCCTTGGCTTGATTGAAGCAGATATTGATAGCCGTAAGGACTGGGCAGATACGTTCGTTAAAGGCTTAGACGTACTTGGGTTTAAGTATGAAGAGCGTAGCGATCCTTGGGAAGGTGCATGCGGCGTTTACTCTAATGTGCTAGCAGAAGCAGCTATTCGGTTCCAAGCCGAGACTATGAGTGAGACGTTCCCTGCTGCTGGGCCTGTCAAAGTTAAGATTTTAGGGCAAGAAACGCCTGAAAAGATGCAAGCCGCAGAGCGTGTCCGTGCGGATATGAACTACGAGCTGACCGAACGGATGGTGGAGTACCGGTCAGAGCACGAAAGGATGCTGTATAGCCTTGGTTTGGCGGGTTCTGCGTTCAAAAAGGTCTATTTTGACCCAAATATTGGTCGTCAAATCGCTGTTTATATCCCCGCTGAAGACGTCATTGTACCTTACGGTGCTTCCCATATTGAGACCGCCGAGCGCGTTACGCACATAATGCGTAAGACCAAAAACGACATGAAAAAGCTCCAAGCGGCTGGATTTTACCGTGATGTAGAGTTAGGCGAGCCGCAGGCGTTCCATACAGATATCGAAGAGCGCAAGGCTGAAGAAGGGGGCTACTCACTAACCGATGATGATCGCTATGCGGTGTATGAAGTTCATGCGGATTTGGTAGTTCCGGGGATCGATAACGAAGATGACATCGCTAAACCCTATGTTGTGACTATCGAGCGGGGTACTGGCGAAGTACTGTCTATTCGTCGTAACTGGAATGAGACGGATCCGCTGCATCTTAAGCGCCAGCACTTTGTGCATTATGTATATGTGCCGGGGTTCGGCTTTTATGGGCTAGGTTTGGTCCACATTATCGGTGGTTACGCTAAGGCAGGCACGTCGTTAATCCGCCAGCTAGTCGATGCAGGCACACTGTCTAACTTACCGGGCGGTCTGAAGTCTCGTGGGCTTAGGATCAAAGGTGATGACACGCCGATTGAGCCGGGTGAGTGGAAAGATGTCGATGTGCCGAGTGGATCGATCCGCGACAACATCATGCCGCTACCTTATAAGGAGCCAAGCCAGACTCTACTCGCATTACTGAATCAGATCACGCAAGAAGGCCGTAGGCTGGGCGCTATTAGTGACATGAATATTTCAGATATGTCTGCTAATGCCCCTGTAGGTACTACGCTTGCCTTACTAGAAAGAACTTTGAAGCCGATGGCTGCAGTACAAGCACGTGTTCACTATGCCATGAAGCAAGAGTTCAAGATGCTCAAGGCGATCATGGCTGAATATGCGCCGCAGGAGTACGGCTACATCCCGAATAGAGGGGAGGTTTCGGCTAGACAAGACGATTATATGGCAGTGGATGTGATCCCTGTCAGCGATCCAAACAGTTCAACGATGGCCCAACGGGTTGTGCAGTATCAAGCAGTATTGCAAATGGCCCAGACAGCCCCGCAGATTTACGACTTACCACAGCTACACCGACAGATGATCGAGGTGTTAGGCGTTAAGAACGCAGAGAAGTTAGTCCCGATGGAGGACGATCTCACACCAACCGATCCTATCAGCGAAAACATGGCTGCACTTACCGGCAAGCCAATGAAAGCGTTTATGTACCAAGATCACGATGCGCACATCGCTACCCATCAGTCGTTTATGCAAGACCCACAAGTCGCGCAGATGATTGGCCAGAACCCACAAGCACAGCAGATTATGGCGTCGCTACAGGCCCATATCGCCGAGCACTTGGCGTTCAGCTACCGCAAGCAGATGGAAGAGAAGATTGGCGCACCGCTACCGGCTCCCGACGAGCCGCTGCCTGAAGATATCGAGGTTACCCTCTCGCAAGTTATGGCTAAAGCTGGAGCACAGTTATCACAAGCTAAGCAACAGCAAGCCGCACAAGCCGCTGCACAGCAGCAAGCACAAGATCCTATGTTCCAGCTACAGCAGCAAGAACTTGCTATTAAACAAGCAGAGGTACAGCGTAAAGCGCAGAAAGACCAAATCGACGCGCAGTTACGTATGGCTGAGCAAGAACGCAAGTCGCAAAAAGATGCCATCGATGCCGCAGTGGATACTCAGCGGCTGAAACTAGACCGTGAAGGGCTGAAGATGGACGCGGAAAAGGATGGCCTCAAGCTGGCTATGGATACTAAGAAAAGCGAAGAACAGCTAGCAGTGCAGATCGCGCAACTAGCTAAAGATTCACAACTAACCAAGGGTAAAAATAAGGGTCAGTAATGGCTAAAACCGTCTTTGACGTGCTTAAAGAAAAGATCGAGGAAGACCGTTCCTCTGCAAAGGAATTTCTAGGTGCTGGTGGGGCTAAAGACTTCGCACAGTACAAAGAAATAACAGGCTTGATTCGAGGTCTAGAGTCCTGTTTAAACCACGTAAATGACCTTGCCAAAAACTATATGGATGACAACGATGAGTGAAGCTATCGCACAGGTAGAACTAACTGAAGAAGACATCGAGAACCAATTGCCTACTCCGGTGGGTTACAGGGTTCTTGTTGCGTTGCCACAGGTCGAAGAGACTTTTGGTGACTCTGGGCTTGTAAAGTCCGCTACAACTATTAACCAAGAACACGTCATGTCCATTATCGGGCTTGTATTGGATATGGGCAGCGAAGCCTATTCTGATGCTGATAGGTTCCCTAGTGGTCCGTGGTGTAAGCAAGGCGATTACGTCATGTTTCGTGCTAATACTGGCACAAGGTTTAAGGTTAACGGGGTGGAATATCGACTTATGAACGACGATTCCATTGAAGCTGTAGTGGCCGATCCGCGTGGAATCACGCGTGCTTAAGGAGTAGATGATGCCTTTTCAAAAAGTAGAGTTTGAGTTTCCTGATGAACAGGAAGAAAGCACAGACATCGAGATCGAAAAGTCTAGTGCGGAGGAGATACACAGTAAGCCTTCTTCCGTGAAGGATAACGTTGCGCCAGCAGAAGATACGGTAGATGACGGGGTTGAGATCGAGGTAGTTGACGATACGCCGGAGGTCGATAGGAACCGTAAACCTGCTAGGCCACCAGAAGACGTTACCGACGAGGAACTTGACGAGTATTCCGAGAAGGTACAGAAGCGAATTAAGGGCTTATCTCGTGGGTATCACGATGAGCGTAGGGCGAAAGAAGCAGCGCTTAGAGAGCGCCAAGAGCTTGAACGCTATGCTCGTCAGATTATCGAGGAGAACGAGCAGCTTAAAAGTACAGTTAGTAAAAACCAAGAAGCTTTACTTGAACAAGCTAAACGCACAGCGAATGGGGAACTTATCTTAGCTAAGCGTGCCTATAAGCAGGCATACGAAGCAGGAGACGGGGACGCGTTAGTTGAAGCGCAAGAGAAACTTACAGCAGCTAAGTTAAAGTCAGACCGGCTCGCTAATCTGCGACCAAATGCTTTACAACAAAACGAAACTGCTGTAAAACCTGCAAGTACTACTGAAACGCAAGTAGAACGAACTCAGCAAGTAGAAAACGACGCTCCAGCACCTGTTGATGAGCGAGCCAGTGAGTGGGCACAGTCCAATACATGGTTCGGCACTGACGACGAAATGACAAGTTTCGCGCTGGGGTTGCACACTAAATTAGTCAAGGCGGGGGTAGATCCCCAATCTGACCAATACTACGAGTCTATAAATACTCGTATGCGAGAAGTATTCCCCGATAATTTCGAGGATACCGATAACAGTCCAGAGGAAGCTCAGCCACGAAAACAGGCTACGGTAGTTGCACCCGCCACGCGGAGCACAGCACCTAAAAAGGTGACACTATCAAGAACGCAGGTATCGTTAGCTAAGAGGTTAGGTGTTCCATTGGATCTATACGCCAAACAGGTTGCAGAAGAAATGAGGAAGTCAAATGGCTAGTAATCGACTAGATCGTGAGTTAGAAGTACGGGAAAAGACCGGACGTAAAAGAGCTTGGCAGCGCCCAGAAGTATTGCCTTCACCGACACCGGAAGAAGGATATAAGTACCGATGGATTCGTGTCAGCACTCAAGGCAACGTCGATCCTACTAATGTTTCCTCAAAATTACGCGAAGGTTGGGAACCGGTTAAGGCCGAAGATCACCCCGAGATTACTCTGGTAAGCGTCGAAAACGAGCGCTTTAAGGACAATATCGTGCAGGGTGGATTGATGCTTTGTAAAGCCCCAGTGGAAATGGTTGAAGAACGTAACGAATATTACAACCGTCAAGCCAGATCCCAGATGGATTCCGTGGACAACAACCTGATGCGAGAAAACGACCCTCGTATGCCCTTATTTAATGAGCGCAAGACGAAGGTTACATTTGGTAACGGAACTTAATTTTAGGAGTCTATTATGGCTTATCCGACAATTAGTGCCCCTTATGGGCTTGTTCCGGTAAAACTGTTAAGCGGTGTTCCTTATGTTGGCGTAACTCGCCATTATGGTATTGCTAGTGCTTATAACACTAGTATTTTCAACGGGGATGCTGTGAAACTCGTTACCGGAGGCACCATCGAGCGTGATGCGATGGATGCTGCTATGACGCCTATCGGCGTTTTTGTAGGCTGTTCTTATACTGATCCGACCCTTGGCTACAAGGTGTTCAGCCAGTACTACCCAGCCAATACCGTAGCTTCTGACATTCAAGCGTATGTCGTTGATGCTACAGATGTTCTCTTTAAAGTGGCTGTTGTATCTTCTGGTACAACGATTGGCGACCTCGCCATTACCGACATCGGTGCCAACGTAGCTGGTGTAGACAATACCGGTGATAGCGCAACTGGTAATTCCAAGTGTGCTATTTCTGACACGTCTGCTGTAACTGCTACTTTGCCTTTCCGAATTGTTGGTTTGGTTGACGAAACCAAGAACGCATCTGGTGGATACACTGAAGCTTATGTTAAGTGGAATGATGGCCACCAGTTCAACAACACTCTAGGCGTATAAGGAGAATAAGTAATGGCTATTTCAAGAGCGCAACTACTTAAAGAACTCCTTCCCGGCCTAAACGCGCTGTTTGGACTGGAGTATGCTAAGTATGGGGAAGAACACAAAGAGATTTACGAAACTGAATCTTCTGACCGTTCTTTTGAAGAAGAAACCAAGCTGTCTGGCTTCTCAGCGGCACCTGTTAAGGATGAAGGCGCGGCCATCACCTATGACAATGCTCAAGAGACTTGGACGGCACGCTATGTGCACGAAACCATTGCAATGGGCTTCTCAATCACTGAGGAAGCAATTGAAGATAACCTGTATGACTCATTGTCTGCACGTTATACGAAGGCATTGGCACGTGCTATGGCTTATACCAAGCAGGTTAAAGGCGCTTACGTCCTGAACAATGCGTTCACTGGATCTGGCGTAACCTACGGTGACGGTAAAGTACTTTGTGCTACGGATCACCCCTTGGTATCTGGCGGCAGCAACTCAAACACGCCCGCTGTTGCAGCTGATTTGAATGAAACTTCGCTTGAAGCGGCTATCATTCAGATTTCTGGCTGGACGGATGAGCGTGGTCTTTTGATCGCTGCTAAGCCTCGTAAGCTGGTTATCCCGCCGAACCTC